AATACAACACCGCCGCCACCACCACCGCTTGCCTGATTGGGAGTCTGAACAGTAACTTGCTCACCCTTTGTAGCTCTGAAGGCAACAACATTTGAGTCTGTACCGCCTGTGCCGCCAACTTCAAAAGATCCACCATTTGCAAAGCCCAGTAGCTTTTTGAATATTCCCCCAGCACCGCCACCGAACGGTATAATGTCAAAAAGGCTGGCAAGCTGCTTCATTAATTGATCGCTCAACATTTTCTTGATGTTGTTTAGAAATACTTTTTTCATTCCATCCATGCCTTCTTCCCACGCAAGGAACACGTTGTCAAACTTCGTGCCAACTTCTTCAATGCTTTCTAGCAAAGCGGCCCCCATAGTTTTTATAGCAGGAACCGCTGCTGCTGCACCTTCTTGTATCTCAGCCGCAAGCTTTGCTAGTTCTTCGCGTTGCTTTTCAACCCATTCTTTTATTGCTTGACTGGGTAATCCTTGAGCAACGAGTTCATTGATTTCGTTTTTTGTTTGTTCAGCAAGACCCATCAAAAAACCTTTGGCAGCGCTGTTTTCCATTTCGGGCGCTTTCATCCCATCCATTTTTTTAAGGTCTTCGGCGTTAACTTTCCTCATGCTCTGCAAAAATAATTCTGCTTGATCTAATGCTTCTGTGCCAATCTTGAATTTATCAGCATCAAATGTTGCTGGTGTTTCTCCCGCCTTTTTTAACGCTGCTGCAAATGCTTCTGTTGAGACAATAGCATCATCAAAAACCCCTCTGACGTTTGCTTTTTTTAACCCTTCGGCAACTACTGAAACAAAATCTGCAAACTTGGTTTGTATTACAGCAATGAATTTGCCCCAAATGTTTGCCAAATTAGCGACAAATGCTGAAAAAGGCGCATTAATTTCTTTAATTACAGAGAGGAATCCTTCAAGAAAATTACCAAGCAAGTTTCTAAGGGTATAAATAAATCCCGTCCACTGCTTTTCAGCCCAATGAGTAAACTGTGCAAAAACAAATTTTGATTCATCAAAGATCTGTACTATAACCGCGCCGATAATGTACCAGCCTTCCTTTGCTTTCATCAAAGCAATGTTTAGCCCTCTAAAACCGTTAAGCAAACCGCCAAAAAGAGTCACCGACGAGTCAACAAGATCAGTCATTTGTGATCTAAAACCTTGAGAGTTTTCTGCGATTAATACGAATTGATCTGATAAGCCTTTGAGGATGGGAGCAAAAGCCAACGCAAGCGAGTTGCCAAGACCTTTGGTGCTTTCTTGGGCTATAAACATAGCGTCATTTGCGGCTTCTAGTTTACGTATATCCATCCGGTTTAAAGACACGCCGACTTTTTCAGACCAATTAGCCCACTTTTCTAATTCTTTTCTGCCGCCTTTTAAGGTAGTCAGCAGTTTAGCGCCCGACTTTCCGAACACTTCATAAACCGTTTGCACTTGCTTTGCTTCAGAACCTACATTTTTCAGACCTTCAGCAACGGCTATCATTTGTTCATCAAGTGACATCCCCACTAAGTTTCTGGCATCTAATCCCATCCGCTTAAAAGCGTCACTTGCCTCGCCAGTTCCCGCAGCAGCGTCACCAACATTTACTGCAAGTTTCACGAAAGCTTTGTTCATGTCTTCAGCAGAAGCGCCGCCGATCTGCGCTGCTATTTGAAAGCCGCTAAGCCTGTGAGTTGTGATTCCAAGGTCATCAGATAATTTGCCCATTGCATCCGATGCAGCAAGCGCTTGTTTTGTTAGAGCCACAAGAGCAGCGGGTCCGACTATGGCAGCAATAGCGCCAGTGATTCTGCCTAAACCACCGCCCAAACTATTCGCGGAACGCCTAATCATGGCGAAATCTTTTGTTGCTCTTTTTCTGAATTTTGAGATGGAGGACGTTGACCGCTTAATTCCAGAGTCAAATTTGGCTGTGTTCATTCCTAGATCAATTAACAGCGAACCTACTTTAGCCACGTGCCTCATTCCTCATGCTTTTAGCCTTTGCCTCTAATTCAGCAGTTCTATTTTGCTCCCGCACCAATTCATCCTGCACCTTTTCAAAAGCAATAATCTGGCCTACATCCTTTGCGGTTAGCCGTTGCCCAATTTCGGATGGCGGGATATTGAACTGCAACGCCAGCCTGATTTTTAAAGCTGATAAGGGGCGGCTTTTTAGTTTTTTGCTTCTTCGTCTATATCCATTCCGTTAGCAGCTTGAATATGTTTGAACAAAGCAAGCAGTTCTTTACCTCCAACATTGCCCAAAACCTTAACGCCATTTTCAGCGTCATCAAAAAGCAATTTGCCGACACTATCACAGAGGGTATGAGCCACCATGTATTTCATGTCAGCCAATCCCGCTTCCTGATCCTCCTTCCCCGCAAACATTTCAGACAACGCAATCTGTGCGTCAAACGAAAGTGCGCGAATCCAAGCACGCTTACCTAAAAATTCAACTTCATCAATCTTCGGTTGAACAGAGACAAGATCCTCGAAGGTCAAGTCATCCACTATGATGTAGCCCTGACAACCGCGCCTGATGGTGCAAACGTCACAGAAGCTGTAGCCAGATCGCCTACGCTGCCGCTGATCGGATTATAAGTCGTCAATAGCATAGTCATCGTATAACTTGGGTTCGTCGCTGAGACAGCAGCAGAAGTCGGTTTAAGAGAGACAACTGTTGTCTGCCCGACTAGAGCAAACAATGTCGCATCAACTTTTGCAGCCGCATAATCTTGACTGAACTCAACATCAACGCCGTAATTTATTAAACCGCCCGTCATTACCCGATTAACGTCACTCATATTAGTGTCATCAATCGCCTCGCCTTCATATGTGAATGTGAGCGACCGAACGTGATCTGATAAATCTACTGAATTAATTGTGACGGACGCATCCGTCATTACAAATGTACCCATTTTCTATCTCCTGATTAAACGATGCCTAGTGCCACCGCAAATGTAAATGACCCGCCACTTATAGTGCAAGAGACCCGCCAGTATTCGTCTGTAATTGCTCCAGCCAGAATTAAGTTTTCAGATGTAACCCCTGAAGTTGTCGTAAATACTATTCTGCTAGTCGGGCTAGTAAAACCTGAATTATCGTCAGATTGAACAATAATTTGAAGGCTTGAACCAGTCGCAGCAGTAACATGTAAGTTCGCATAAATTGATTGACCAGCCGCTACCGGCCCAAGTTGTGAGCCAGTTGAATTTGTAAAACTTGACGCTGATGAATTGAATTCAATAATTCCTTTTACCAGCCTGCCTACAGCATTGCCAGAAATGTTAGTGCCAGCCATGTCGCCAACTGTTCCAGCAATAGGCGTTGCCGAAACCTGAAGAGCGTTGATCATAAAAGCTGTTTCATCGTCTGCCCCAGTTCCTGTTGCAAATGTTAGCGGGACAGCAGTATTAACGCCGTTGAAGATGGCAAGATCAGTATCAGTGTAATCAGCATAAGTATCAGCGGAAAATCCAAAGGTTAAAAGGCCACCGGCGTTGCTTCGGTATACATCAGTTAAAACAGTATTATCCGCAGCCTCCGCGCCGTATTCCATCGCTAGAGTGCTGGCATAGTCTCCAATGTTTAGACTGCCCAGCCAGCTAGGTCTGTTCTTGACTACTTGAGTTGCCATTATCTATTCCTCAAACCAAATTCGGAAGGTTAGCTCCCGTTCATATTCTCTATCACGATCATCATAATTATCTGACCGCCCTTCATAAAATACATCTTGGACAACTATTCCGTCTGCTGTTCCAGTGAACCTGTCGAACGATGCTCTTACATCATCCGTTATTGATACTATCTCGCTGAACAAATCAGCATAAATTCTTGCTGTAAAAAAACACTCCGTAGGTGTAGTTTCTTTGCTCATTACGTTGGTAGCTATCTCGTCAAGAACCTCAAAAACAATATAGGGCTTCGCCTGATCCTGTGGCGCAAGTACAGCCCAAATAGATCCAGCAGAAGCAAGACCGGATGTTGCCAAGCTCAATCTTGATAATATTGCTTTCTCAACTTCAGCCATTACAGTTTAGCAAACTCCGATTGTAGTCTAGCTTTTACCGCCTCAAAAACTTGTCCGGTATTATTTGTTGCCGCATTGGTAAATATTCGCCTTGCGGGATAACTTGTTCCCTGCCTACCAAATTCGACAAGGTGAGCGTATCGCCTCGCTGGACCTTTTACGCCAACTTGAACCATAATCTTGTTGGCGTTTTTTCTGCCCTTTACTCCAGCAACGCCAATGGATTTCTTCAAGACAATATCGTTGCCATCATTAGAAACAGGAACATCCTTTCTGATTATTCGAGCAAGCTTGTTGCCGCCAGCCCTTACCCCAGCCTTGCCGATTCTTCTTTCAACTTTTTCTTCCAGACCCTTGAACCTTTTTAGAAGGTTTTTTTCGCCTGTCATTTTGAAAGTGATCATTTTATTGCTCGTTCAATAGCAGTGATGACAAGTTGCCAATTGATTTCATGAACATTCTGAATGCTCTGGATGTCAAAATATCTTGAGTTCCAAAAGACTCGCATTTCTGGAACAATTCTTGATGCTGAAACATCGGGCCTACAAGTAAAAACAAACGATTGATTGCCTGATATTTGATCTCCGGAAACATTTTCAGATCCAGAAGCCGCTTCAATATTTGCCCAACAAACAGAGTGAGTTGTCCACGCATTTATAGCACCGCCGTATTGATCTCTAGTTGAAGTGTTTTCTTCAATAGTAATCTTGTTCCTAAGTTCGCCCGACCTCATCATTCGTTTTGGCATTACTATCCCCCTTCTTCAGTCGAACAATGTGCGGCTTTTTGTTGGAACCTTCCCCGTCAAATATATTGATGTCTTTTTCAGACAACACAACCTCATCTCCGATATCGTAAACAGTGCCGCGCAAGTTTGTTTTGATGTTGAATTTAACTTTAGGCATTACATCGACCCCGTCGAATAATGATGGAATTCAGGATTGTTGAATATGAGCCTGTCAATGCCTTCTGGTATAGCCATCAATTTTAAATCAGTGACCTCTTCTCGATTCTCATAATAATGACCAATAAGCAATTTTATTGCAGACTTTAGAATAGCGGGTATGTTGTCAGTATTGTCCCAACCAACAACCATTGTGACTCGTATGTTACCGGCCCTCTCGTTGATGCTGGGCCATTCGTCTTTGATCTGCATACGACAAGGCACTGAATCTAAATCAGTCCAGTAGAGCGCTGTAGAAAGCGTCCTGTCGATATCGTCATCATCATAGTAATTGACAGAAGTTACTGACTGCACTGGAGCCACACGCAACGAAACTAGATCTAATCTATGCGGATCTGAAAAGCCAATTTCTGACCAATAGTCAGCACGAAGAACAACCGTCTGAGTAAATAGCCGCATCCCAGATCGGGCTTCAACAACTTGCCTAGCGGTTGTTATCAAAGCATCAATGTAGGCATCGTCATCAGAAAACGTGACCCGCAAATGTTCCTTGGCTTGAGCCGTTGTTATCGGCTCTGTTGTAGGGCCAGTTGTTGTGCTTATTTGAATCATCA